TTTACATTGTATAATGTTAATTCTCTACCTGTAATGGCTAGGACAAACTGCGCTGTAGTGCCGCCTGCCGCGCGAGTTCCAATTAAACTAAATCCGTTAAAATCAATAGTCTGGCCAATAGACGATAGCGTTACCGTGTCTACGCTGTAATTTTTAGTAAAGACAATAGGTAGCCCGCTATCAAAAGCAGCTTGTACTTTTAAAGTATCAGTTGCGCCATCAAAATCCTCTACGCTGACTGATTCAGCTAGTTTGACGTTAATGGGTCGGTTAACCGTAGTTTGACCTGTGTATTCATATTTAGGGATTAAAGTTGCCATTATGCGTCCTATCCAAACAAAAAGAAAAAGTTACTATTAACTGCTGGTGCGCTACTAGGAGTATAAACAATAATAATTGCGCCTTGTGCGCCTGCATTGCCTACTGCGTTAGCACCTGCTGTAGTGCCATATCTACCGCCTGCACCTGCTCCATAATTTCCAGTAGATGTAGCACCTATGCCACCGCCCCTAGCACCGCCAGAACCAAAAGCACCAAGAATTTCTACGCCCATTGAGCCAGTTCCAGCAGTACTTACACTTACAGAGCCAGAACCACCGCCACCATTTCGCCCTGTATTTCCTGGTCCGCCAGTTACCGCAGCACCACCGCCTGAACCTAATGAGTTATTACCACCTGCGCCTGATAATGCAGAAGATGCGTTACCGCCAGCAGAACCGCCACCATTGCCACCGCCACCGCCATTGGCATTATTTGCTGTTGTTGTAGAGCCAAATCCATTACCGCCATTACCACCATTGCCGTTTAATCCAGCAGCACCACCGCCACCACCGCCACCTGAACCACTACTAGCTACTGTAGTTGCAGAACCATTACCACCCCTACCGCCTGTATATGTTCCTGTACCACCTACACCACCTGTAGATGTAGGTACACTTGTAGATACACCACCTAATCCACCTGTTGCAATATTAATTGTGTTCCATGTAGTAGAGCCACCTGTACCACCTGTACTAAAACCAGAAGTGCCAGCAGTTCCACCTGCACCAATTGCATAAGATATAGCACCGCTTATTGTTTGGTTAGAAAGAAGTCTAAATCCACCACCGCCACCGCCTGCACCGCCTGCCCTATTACTTCCTGATACTCCTCTACCTGAACTACCGCCACCACCACCTATTAAATAGATATTATTAGAAGCATTATTCCAGTCAGTAGGTGTAGTAAATGATGTTCCTGTTGTTAATATTGTTACCTTTTGACTTCCAACAGTTAAAAAGTTACTGCCAAAAGCAAATGCAAGATTACCATTGCCTGTAATTGTTAAACAAACAGCACCTGTTCCAATAGTAACTGTGCCTGAACTACTGTTATTATCAAAAATAACATTATCAGCAGATGTTGGGGCAGAAAAACCACCGCCACCGCCTGATGAATCATCCCAGTTAGCGGTGTTTGTAGCATCCCATGTACCATCACCATTTACCCAATATCTAGTTGCCATTACTCAATAACCTTTGGTGGATTAAAGCGTACACCATCCCATGTGTAACCAATATCGTAAGTAGGCAACTCAACCAAAATACATCCCTCTGGTGGAGTATCTGTAACTTCAGCCACAATAATGTTGACTAATACACCATCTTGTATAACTGCACAATTTGCCATGATTTATCCTTATGCCACCGCTACGCATCGCCATTTAGATGTAGCTACGTTCCATACGAAGCCGACATCAATACGATTTGTAGTTACTGTTGTTGTTGGAAGTGTTGCTGTAGATGATTCAAACGAAGCACCCCATGTAATTGCACGCGCAGCTGTACCTACAATGTAAATCCATAGCTTCTGACCATCTGTAGGAGTGCCACTTAAATTTGTAGTGAATGATGTAATGTCAACTGCTTGAGCAGTCAAACCAAATTGATCTGTAGTATCTGTGTTAATTGTTGGTGTTGCGCTAGATGCTGTGGTTGATACTCTAGGTGTAACGCGTTTATTAGTAAGCGTCTGTGTGTCTGTCGTGCCTACAATCGTTCCGCTAGGCGCTGCAACCGTTGTAAATGCTGAAGTGCCATTACCTATAACTACGCCAGTTAAAGTTGTTGCGCCAGTACCGCCTGCAGATACAGGCACTAGCTTCCAGCCAATTACTTGAACTGCGCTAAGATTATCAAGGTAGAACAGTTTGCCGTCAGCCGTATTGATAGCTAATTCACCAGCTACAAGGTTGCCCGATGTAGGCGCTGCACTAGCCGTCGAGCTACGATAAATCTGTATTGGTGTAAAGCCTGTTTGAGCCATTAAAACTCTCCCCCTGATATGCCTACATATTTTGATGCAGTAGCTGTAGTAAACGTCCCTGTTGAAGGCGTTACACTACCTATTGTAGAACTGTTAATTGTACCGTTAGCAAAGCCTAATCCATTAAACGTACCTGCTACCACTTGACTAGCATTAATTGCTATTGGTACATTACTTATGTTTGTTATGCCACCAAACTCATCTATTGTTACTTGTGCTACGTTTGTAGCAGACCCATACGTGCCTGGCGTAGTCGTGTTAGCACCTGAGTACGCTATCGAGTAAAGGTTATTAAAAAACCTAAACCATTCATTTGCTACAACACCTGTCTGTGGGTCTACAAGCGAAACCCTAGGTGCAGGTATTCGAGTGTAGTTAAGCGTTTGTGGCATTTAGGATTAACTCCGCGCCCATAATAGCTATCTTAACTGGATCAGTCCCTGACACTTCATACACGCGATCACGTAGCTTTTGTGTCATCCCTAGACGACGCCAAATGTTACGGTAGCCATACTCGCCTATCTTACCCATTGACTTCCAATGTTCATTAGACCACGTATGACCGCCATCATCGGACCATCTTAGCATGGCTTGCGGATCATTACCTTGCCCTAACACTAACCCTACGCCTGACTCAATCTCTAGCTGTAAGCTGTGCTGTGCAGTCCGTTTTAAGTTATTTTGACCGCTAGGTAACGCTCTCCATGAACGTAACCATTTCTGCGGTGCGCCATTGTCAGCATAGACATCTAAGTCAAACTTATAAATGTTACCGTTTACATAGTCCCCTACTAATGTAGTAGACTGAAAGTTACATTGGCAGTTTGAACGATGACGAGCAAACTCGCCGTTAACCAAACTAGCACGTTCGTGCCATGAGCCTGTCGCTACATCATACACCCATGTGGCGTTTGCTGTAGGAAAACTAATGACGTAGAAGGCATGGCCTTCTTGTTGATAGGTGTACGCTACAGCGTCTGATATATTGCCATAGTTCTGTATTGCATACTCTACTGCATGTGTTGATACACGTTGCGCTGCGTAGCCGTTAGACCTAAACACAACACCGAACCCACGAGGATCGTTACCAAGCCAAAAGAGAGAGTTATCTAACTTGGCTACTGAATATGGGGCAAGACAGCCAGTCTCGTTAAAAGCACCTTGAATAGGGATTAACGGAAAGTCTGTTGCACCTGAGTCATACCAAACTTCAGTTGTATCTGTACCAAACACCCATAGTTCACGATGGATAGTGTTAACGGCTACTACACCGTCAGGTGAGCCTTCTGCACTAGCAAAGTCTAACGGGTCTACTGACGTGCCATCAAGAAGCTGTGTAATCCAAATCTTTTGGCTGTCAGGCTCGTTATAGACAAAGTATCCATCTAAATAACATACGGTTCCTGCACCTGTGAAGTCAGGGTCGGTAATCTTAGCAAACACGTTAGTTACTTCGTTGTAGATGTAGCCTAACGGGTTAGCAGCGATAAATATCTGTGTACCGTTGTCAGCAAACGTGACTGGACCTGACCCTAGCACTTCGCCAATATACGTTGACGTGTAGTCTGTATTTATCTTATAAAAACCTGTACCTGATACGCAGTACGCATCGGTGCCGTTTGTTTGGTGCGCCCACAGACCTCTAATAGGGCCTGTACCCACGGCGCATAACGTTGTTAGTCCAGGCGCACGATTAAGATAGCCTATCTCTAAGCCGTTCTCAGGCGTAGCTTCTGGAAAAAGATTTATGCACCTATTGTCAGCCGCGTTTATTGA